GCAGCATTTTCGTAATGATTATATGGTGTCGAAGTTTCTGTCTAAATGGACAGGACTAAGACATTATTTTAACATTGATACACGAAGTGTTGCACTCAGCGGCTGGACAGCAGCTGAGGAGTACTGTAAATCGACAAACATGAAGCTGAGGTACTATGAGGAAAGGAATTTTCAAACCTTTCCATCTAGCGATGTATTAAACATCGCTAGACTAAAAATTCATAGTATTCTTGGTCCGTGTACGTTGACTAAAGTGCTCAACGAATGTGAGTGGACTCAAGGTGCGACTGCCGACACTAAGTTCGGCACGCCTCTGAGCAAAAAGATGTCCCAGTCATTATCAGTCACGCGAAGTGCCTTACCTTATTTAAAGGCATGCGTAGAGTCAGATCCACATTGGGCTTCCTGTTTTATCGGGAAGATTCCAGATGGACCTTGTTCTTTATTGCATGCTTTCAAATTGAGGGAGTCAAATCGCTTCTTGACTGTTCCTAAAAATGCAAAAACCGATCGCTGTATAGCTGCTGAGCCCGCTGGAAATGTTTTTCTCCAGCGTGGGGTAGGCATATATATTCGCGAAAGATTGCGCATTCATGGAATCAGACTGCGAGAGCAGAGTGTCAATCAGAGAATGGCCCAAAGGGCTTTCCGAGATAACCTAGCTACTCTAGATCTTAGAGCTGCTTCTGATACGATATCAATCGAGACTGTGCGCGTACTTATACCTCCGTGTTGGTTCGATCTTTTGAACGACCTTAGGTGTAAGCAAACCCGTGTTGCTGGAAAAGACTTAGTACTTCATAAGTTTTCCAGCATGGGGAACGCCTTTACATTTGAACTCGAAACCCTAATCTTTTATGCACTCAGCTATGCTGTGTGTGTATTAAGAGGAGGTAAGATCCAAGATGTAATGGCGTATGGAGATGATATAATCTGTGGAGCCGAGTATGCCGAACGTCTTATCGACGTTTTAGGTGACTTTGGCTTTCAGATAAATCATGAAAAGTCTTTCACTATGGGACCGTTTTACGAGTCCTGCGGAGTTCACTACTTTGCAGGACAAGACGTAACTCCGGTTTACCAGAAGAAAGAAGTTCTTAGTCTCCAAGAGCGCATCAGACTGTATAATCGCATCTATCGATGGGGTTATACTTCAGGCGGACTCTTCGGGTCTGCTGTCGGTTCTGCCATAAAATATCTCCGGAAGGTGTTTTTAATCAACCTTAAGGAAGTATATAATGGAAACTGTCCAGCAGTGCCTGATGGAGTCCTCGGCGATGACGGCTATCTCGTGGATTATAGTTGGTTGCCTAAGTACGATTTCAATAGAGGCTTTTTGTGCTCTGTTGTTGTATTTGGGGCGATTGACCGTAAAACGCGATGTGTAGACGCATTGCTTGCCTACAAACTTCGTCATTCGAAATTTCATAACGCGGGCCGAAAAGGCCACGAGTATGAGACGACGAAAGATGGAGTTTGGCGTAGAAAGAAAAAGTGGATTCATAACTGGGGATTATTGCCTGACGACGAAGATGTCGTTG